GCATTGAATATAACATAGTGAAGAAGCCACGCAACTGATGTAATACTTTTACCACTTTGGCGGCAGGCTAAGATGATAGCAAAACGGTTATCGTTAAAGTGCTCAACCATTTTCTTTTGATAACCCCGCAGAACAAATGGCGTCAGGCCTGTATCAAGACTAATAACCTTTACATAGTTCTCACAAAAATAAGCTACATCTTTACTGCACCGAATGTATTCATTGATCTCGTGCTTAGTAAATTGTTCTTGAACGCCGTCAGCCTTTACATGAGGGTTTCCATTATATGACAGCGGACTAGACATTATTTTTCTTTTTTCCTTTACAAGCCTTTTGCGTTTTGATATAATTAATTCCCGAAGGGATCAAAGGATTAAACATCAATAGGCTCGCTATCCGATCCTTTAAGGAACTTCTGGAGTTCAGAAGTGGTTCCAACAAAGATAGCGTTATTAGTGGTTGATCCACCTTCATTACCTTTTAGATCATCCGATTTAACAAGAGTCTTACGTTGCTTTTGAAGATCCAAAAGTTGTTGGTTCATTTCCGCAGCTTGTTTGATAAGGGTACCAAGAACTTCAAATGCTCGCGGATGTTCGGCATCAGCAGCAAGACACGACATGGAATCAATAGCAATCTCAGAAGTTTCAATAAGCTTTTTTATTCGATCCCGTGCGTAACGATAATCCTCTTCGGTTTCATCCACAAGCTGAGCATCAGAAGGACCAATCAAAGAATCAATCGTAGCAAGATCGTCGGAAGTCTTTTTTACCTCGTCCAGATTCTTCTGTAACGCGGCGACCATCGCATCCTTCTTACTCATAATTAATTTTATTTATCAGAATATTTTCCAGCCGTTATGGGGAATCATCCCATATTACGTTTGGATCAGGAGGGCCACCAATTTCAATCACAACAGTGTTGGATTCGGGTGTATCGGTACTTGAACCCGTTCTTACCCTAACACCAGCATCGGTATAACGTTTCGAAGTATCAAAGTCATTAAAGAAAGTATCCACAGACTTGATAAGACCGGTGGTTTGAGGGTTACTCGTGAACTTGGTTTTAACGCTAAAGGTTAGTGTGTAAACTATAAGACGTCGAGAAGATTCAAAGTCTCCTTCATACGCATCTTCTGCGCTTACGCCTGATAACGTTATTGGTACATCTGTTATACTTTCAGGACCTTCAAGACCTTTAACGCTTAAAGTATAATTAGGATTAAAATGCGGAACAATTTGCTCAAGTATCTGAAGAGCTTCATCCTGTCCTCTTGACATAATGTTCAGTGAAAAATCAAGAGTGTATGGTACGCATTGATTTACTTTAACTTTATTTCCTTCACTGTCAGTTTGAACATTTCGGTTTAAACGATTTAACTTGGTGGATTGGTCAAAGCTCAATCCTGTCATTTCAAACGACATGCGGGGTAGTCTAAGTGCAACGTCCCGCTCCGCCCGAGCTTCAACTCTGACCAGATATTTTTCCTTTGGAGCATAAGCAAGTGGAACCCGCCTTGCGCCAATTAATTTACCAGCATCAAGCTGCGCTATTTGAATGTCATTAAACATTTGACCAAAAGCAGCAACCATATTCTTTATGGTTCCATTGTAAAAGTATTCGTGTCCAAGCATAATCTTAATTAGGTTCCAGGCTTAGTTCCAATAACCGTACTGGTTTCAGTTACTCTTACTCCAGCATCAACATACACGCCGTTGGTGTCAAAGTCGTGGAAGAAAGTATCAACCGTTTCTATAAGGCCAACTGACGACGGGTAAAACGCAAACTTTGTTTTAAGTGAGAATGTTAGAGTATAAACTATAAGTCGGCGAGAAGATTCAAAGTCTCCTTCATACGCGTCTTCAAAGTTAACACCTACAAGACTAATAGGAACATCAGTTTTACTTTCAGGACCTTCAAGACCTTTAACAGTAAGAGAATAATGTGGACTAAAGTGCGGTAGTATTTGTTCTACTATTTGCAAAGCTTCATCCTGTCCTCTTGACATGATATTCAAATCAAATCCCAACTCATAAGGAGCGGGTTGCCATACTTTAACTTTACTTTCTGGACTACTTGTAGCATCAGTTTGAATTGTTCTGTTTAAACGATTCAGCTTTGTGGTTTCATCATAAGAGATGTCTGTCATTTCAAATGACATGCGGGGAAGCTTGAGCGCAACGTCCCGCTCCGTTTCTTCTTTGACTCTCGCTAAATATTTTTCTTTCGGCGCATATGCAAGAGGTACCCGTTTAACACCAACCATCTTCCCTCCACTAATATTGGCCACTTCAAGGTCATTGAAGATTGTGCCAAAAATAGACACAATCTTCTTTAGTGTTTCATTATAAAAGTATTCGTTACCTAACATACTTAGAAGTTAAAAGGTTCTCCAAACGGATTCTCTTCGCTAAAGTCAAGAAAGTCGCCAACGTTAACAGCCTGACTAAAGGTCGAGTTTTGAGCTCCGTGATCATTTCCAAAAAGCTCGTCATCATCAGCAGTTCCATCACTTATCAGATTAATATTGCTAGCGGTTACACTTGCTCCAGATGTTTGGCCGGTGAGTACTGTTCCCGTTACCAACGTGTGATACTTCCCATCGTTAAAGGTAGGAGGACTTACGTGAATCCTTTGCAGCTGCGGAGAGTCGGTTGTAGTACTGTACTTAAAGAACTCGCACGAACCTGTAACCCCACTCGGAAGAGTAAAGTTGAGTGTTTCAAATTCTTGTAGTAACTGCTCAGGCGAGTCATTGTTGGTATACTCTAAAATCTGAGAATCACCAGCCACAGCTTGTATGTTATCAACTTCCCTTATGCCGGTATCAATCTCTTGGCTTTCGTATTCAAACAACTCACAAGAAAGTCTAAAAATAGGCAAGTCTTTAAGTTGAGCAAAAGGTTTCTTATCCTCAACAAATTTGATTTCAAACAATCCTTTGGTCAAGGGGAAGTATATAAGGTCTCCTTCAAGCGGACGAGTACTGTTCTCTGAATACCCGTGTCGACCTATAAGTTGATTCCAGCGAAGATTTGAAACAACCAAGTTAACGCTGTCTCGAATCTCAAGACCAAACTTAGAAAGTAATTGCCCATCACCTTCAAAGCCGTCAACGCTTTCAACGTACATCTCAATCTGATAAGCCTTTTCAAACGCGCTTATAAGATCTTCGTTAAGAATAAGATCCCGCTTAACAATTTTACGAGGAATGTAAAAACAATCTTGACCATATATTTGAATGGCCTCGATTATCAGCGACTCGTAAAGATCTTGCTCTTGCTTAGATCCGTTTTGAAAGTATTGATTAGTTGCCATTATCCGATAAATAGGTCAACGGGTTCTTCGTATTTAAGCTGCCACGTTTCTTTAAGCGCTTGAATATCAGCAGTAGCCTGTTCGTATATTGTAGCTCCACTGATTGTAACTCCTCCTGGAAGTTGCATACCTTCAAACTTACTAAGGTTCTGACCCCACTGCTTTTTAATAAGAAGCGTAAGAAGTTCTTTTAAACCCATGTCATCGAAAACATCTGTATAAGAAGCAGGATCTACGGTTTGATAGGTTTCAAAAATAATAAATTCGCCTTCTGCTACATGGTCTTTAATGTCCGCGTAAAACTTTACAGTATTCTTGTGACGGTTAAAAGCCATTTGTGTTCCATGCCCGTTGAGAATATCTTCAACCAAGCTCATGTATTGAGAAGTAAGCTCGTAGTTTAAAAGACCGCCGGGGTTTCTCATTCCAAAGAAGTCATTAAGATACATCTGATATTTCGCATTGAATAAAGATGCACTGGTAAAGTCTTCAAAACCAAGAACCCGAACAACAGCAATAACAGCATCGGGAACTTCAATTTCGTTACTCGTGAGTTCAGCTGCAGTTACCTGGTGTTTGATCAATGTTTTGACGGTAGCATCGCTGTGATACTCTTGCCAAAATTGAATCGCTTCATCAATACGATCTTCAATTTGATCGTCGTCAATATTGATTTCAACCACAGGAGCTCCAAGCGCTCTTAAACAGTAGTCAGCTAATTCGGTTCTAGTTGTTGGTTTAGCCATACAACTATTTATATAGTTTAATTCTTATTACTTACACCTTCTTCTACCAATTTGAGAAGACAGCAGAACGGTAATAAAGACCACAAGACCCATGAGAATATCATCAGTGGAATCCTTTAGCATTTGAGATGGCAGTTCAAGATCATTAAACTTTTCTCTATACCAAACACAAGTTCCAAGTAAAGCTTTATATGAAAAGATACCAACGATTGAAAGCAAAAATATTCTAGTAAAGGTTTTCATCAATCATTTCCGAATAAAGCGCGAAGGATTTTTTGCGATTCTTTTAGCCAAAGTAACAATGCCTTCAATTACTTCTGGTGATATAACACCAACAATTCCATAAATGATTGCTTTATACAAACTATCAATTGACGTTTGCTCTAGTATGTACCACGCGATCCCACTTGATATAGCAGCTGCTGGAATTCGTTTGCAAAGAAGCTGGGCGGTAATACTTTCCTTTGAAGAAAGTATTCTTGCGATCATACCCGCTGCACCAATAAGTGGAACCAACCAACCTCCATCTAAAAAGGCCTGTATTAATGATTTTTGGGGCTCTTGCATATTTGCGGTGGTATCAAGTATTTATACAACTCGGCATCTTAGCTTTATATTAAATATATTTTTTAACAGATTATTCGCCTTTGAGTTTCTTTGAAAGTTTTTTGACCTTATTTTTTAGCTGATCTTACTTTTTTAGCTATGGTTGCTGCCAATTTATCACTATCAGTTTGTAGTCCTTGATCCCTGAAATACTTTTCCATGGTGTCTTGGTTTGTCAAATCGGTGTATTCCAAATGACTCAAATAGGAACGTTTTTCGTCTCTGGATTTTAGTAAAGCTTTGTGTTGTTCGTATATGTAGGAGGGAATCATGTGCCAGTTACTTTCACAGCTTTTTTCTACAGCCTCGATGTCTCTGGTAAGAATGGTTACCTTTGCTCCTGGTAAGATACCCACTAAAGCGTCAAGGGTCGCCATTAAATCGTGGTCTATTCCAAATGTAATTTGTTTGCATCCCCAATACTTATTACCAAGAGGGTTAAGCCACGTTTGCATCAACCTAACAATTTGATCCCGAATCTCTTCCTCATCAAAGGTATTATACCACGCGAGGAACCGACCACGAGCCTCGAGCTCATCCCAATCGCCTCTGTGATACGGCTTGGTCAAAGGCCTGGAGGTGGTAGAATTCCTAGCGAAATTCAATAAATCAATCAAAGCTCTTGAAGATTCACCCATTAAAAGAGTGTCGGGACATGAGTTGAATTGTCGAAGCAAAAGCGTGGATCCGCTTCGAGGCATGGCGGCAATTAATCTAAAGTTGTTGGTTTCGCCCATTTCAATCCTCAGTTTCTTTTTCTTTGGTTAGTCTTCTCAGCTTACCTTCAAGCTGGTCAATCCGACCAATGGCTTCAATCGAGAATATGATTGCCTGATCAAGCAATCTTTTATAATCATCTTCGCTTATTATACGTTCTTCAGGTACCTCGGCATCTGGAAACAAGTCGGAGTTTGCTTTTAGAATCCGCTGGAACTTTTCTATATTATTCAACGAAAAGTATCTTTTTGAATAATCGTCGAGGCTATCGTATGTTGTGTAAAAGTCAAACTTGTGGGGGGTGACTGGGCCGGGGTAAGTGTTATTGTAAATTGCTCGGGATAAAACCTCCGCTGATGTTGGGGTTTCATACGCTCGAAGCCGTGGAAGGTCTAGGCCAGTGACATCACAAAAGTCATCAATGATATCCTCTCCTTCTTTATAAGGTCTAATGTCAGCGATGCCCCTCCACCACCTCCAGCTATTATAAATTCCTCGCCCCCATTCGTGAACCCATCGAGAAAAAGATAGAGGGCGCAGGTTCCTAGGGTCTGTTGGCGACAGAACTATTTTACCTCTAAGAACTTTGTGTACGAGCCCCCACTGCTCCCATGCTGACTTTAACCACCGGCCAGGTTCTCTTACGTAAAGTATAATTTGAACATCTAAATCAGGCGACCAGATCGAAAGCTCCTTAAACAATTTAACAGCTTGCCGATTATTAGAGATTGCCTCATTAGACCAAACAACGTGATCACATCCGGTTTTTTCTGAATGCTCAACAATGGTATCATACAACAGTTTAGTCTTTTCAGTGCTGTGCGGAGAATCAAGCCACTCGTGATCAACCTTTCTACCATTTGCCAGAATAGGCCAACTCCAGTTCTCTTCCGTATTCAAAGCGCCTTCATAATCGTTAAGACTTGTTTGAATAGCTGATGTTCCTGTTTTACCTAAACCAATGTGTGCTGTAAACTTCATCCAACTAACCTTTCTACCCCTTTATCCAAACACTTTAAGTATAATTTAATATCCTCAGAATATATCGTTGAAACAATCTTAAATGATTCATCATTATAATGATCCTTCCAACTTTCTTTTTCGTAACTCCTCGCATTGAGATTTGGAAACTTATGACCTTCAAGACCCAACCTTTTTGAAATTAAAGCGAAGTCCTGTTCAGCAGTTTCTAACCTACCAATAAAATCTAATTTAGAAATCGGCAAAATTTCGTTATATGGCTTCCAGTGAAGATCGCGAAGAATATTGTCAGGATGATCGCCTAAATATCTTATAAACTCAAGAAAGCTGTACCCTAATAAATTTCCAAATTTTTTATAATAATAATCCCGGCCCTTTTTAGGTTTACGATCGAACTTAATCTTATCATTCCAGCAAGAAACCAACCGTTGGTAGGGGTTGCGAATAAAAGAAAACTTAAAGTAAGAATCAAAGATGTCTTTATACTTTGCAAACTCTACATGCCTTCGGTCTTTTGCGGAATGATACTTCTCGTTTTCCTCTAATTTGAAATCTCCTTTTTCTAGAATGTCTAAAAACGAGCTGGTTCCACATTTTGGAACGTGAAAATATACAAACTTCCCAGTCAAGGAATAGGATAATTTATAGTGTTTTTCTTTCATTTTTAAATTTTCCGAAAGTTGAATTAACTTGGTTTCGAGCTGATTAATCTTTCTACCTTTTCATCCCAAATACTCTTAGAAAACTTTTCGTTAACCCGCTTCCTAGCAGCGTGAATCTCTGCTCTGCTTTGCCCTGTTAGATGCAGAAATAAAAGTCTGGCATATTCTTTTGCTTCATCTTCCGTTTCAAAATCAATCAAATAGTTGGAAGGAACCAATTCGCTTACCGCACCAACATTGCTAATAGCCATTGGTACTGCCCACTGCATTGCTTCAAAATATGTAAGAGGTATACCTTCGTCAACCGAAGGGCAAACAAGTGCGCTGGCTCCTTTGTAAAGAGCCTGCATTTCGCTATAGTCAACACCTCGTTTAAACTGAATCCAATGACTAATTTTTAGTTTCGCTGCGTGTTCTATAATGTCTGAATAAAGCGGCCCGTCTCCAACAAACTTAAAAACCGGCATATAAGCAGCAGGTAAAATCTTTGCCAACTCTGCAGCAATGTCGCAAACAAACTTAGGACGTTTTTGAAAGTGAAACCGAAACGGACAAAGAATATACCTTGGATCTTTTGCTGTATTCTTTAAAGGCCAAGTCTTTTTTATCTCAGGAAACCCAAACCAATGAAGGGTTTCAATCATTCTTTTATTTACGCCTTTTTCAATCAATTCGCTCTTAAGCTTATCCGAAACTGTTAGTACCAAATCAAAAGGGGTTCCTTTTTGAAGGCTTTTCTCAAAGTCCCAAGGTTCTTTGAGAATCATATGAAACAAAGAAATTAACTTTGTATTTGGCGCAGCCTCTTTTATTGCCCAACCTTGATCATAAGCTTCATGCGAATTATTAACAACCGTGTAAACGGGCTGCAGCTTTCTAACGATTTCTATAACCTCTCCAGCACAAAGAACATCGTCAGCGAGTTCGGTAAATGCAGATTCCCTTCGGCTTTCTTTATGCGGCATTGTCCGCGTTGTTATAACAACAATTCTAAAGCCTCTGTTTTTATAATGCAGCATTAAATCCAAGCCGCATCTATCCGCTCCTCCGAGCGACATCCAAGGGATGATAAGACAAAAGACGGGCTTTTCTTCAGTGTGCTTTGACTGA